CTCTGATTATTCCTCTTATTCTTTTTCGTCATATTTAAATGGGGAAAAGTTTTGTCAGAGTAAACATTAATACTGGCACACACACAAGCTTTAACACTTGGTATGAACACAAAGTTCCATAAGAAATGGGTTAAAACAACCACTTTAAATCCAAAGAAAGAATAAACCAACAGCAAAAAAGTATGACAAAATCCCCCTAAAAAACCAAACAAAAACGCAGGCGATTGCCAAACGATTTTGATCAATAAGAGGGGATTGAAAAACATTAATGCCATATGGCTAGACTCTAACAAGGAGATAACTATGGTCATCTCAACAGGGAACACAAAGCGTAAAATTTCTTCTACAAGAACATGGTAAATGACTTTTATAGGGTTAAGGTGCCAACCAGGACGCATATCATATATATACTTAAAGAAAGCATCAGTTGCCTCCGGCCAATTGGTATAAATGTAATCTCGATATCCCTTCAACACACAAAACATAGAGAAGGTTGAAACAACTCCTAAGAGAACTCTCAAAAACCCTCCAATTTGAAAACGGTGTATTAGGAAATACAGACACATTAAACTTGCAAGACCCCCATACACAACATTAAGACTAGTGGGGGGAGTGTCAACTGAATTTTGTACATGCAAGTTACACCAGACGGGATCAACACTTAGATTGACTCCCAAATCTTGACACATGAGCTCCTGAAAGTATTTGTCTTCAATTACGACTGGACCTTGTGTCCAATCTATCTCTTTCAGGGCATTATCATAGTCTAGATATTGACCATAGGTTATATTTCGACGTAAACAATACTGGGAAATAGCCTCCTCTGTACACGCAAATCTTTCTCTGGAATTGTGGTTCCAGATATTAAACTCACTAAAGATGGGTCTCAATTTTTGTCCATCTCTACCTAGTTGCAGCTCAATTTGATTCAAAACAGTCCCCACCAAAGGAACATGGTTCCCTATGGGGCCCATTGACAAAGCAGTGCCCAATAAAGTTCGCTGCTGTATAGCCAAAGGGACTCTCCTCAAATTTAAACCCAATTTTGTTAAAACACGCCCAGGTTTAACACCGTAAACATACATTCCTTTACTGACCTCCACAAAAGTACCAGAACAATACTCAAGCTCGTCAAGTTTGCGTTCAAAAATTTTCGCATCAAATCCAAGCTTAGAATATTCTCGACTAATCTGTGGTACAGTCAATTCGGTGTTTACACCCAAATAATTATCATCTCCACGGAACATACCTTCCACATTTTTCTCACCAAAAATGTAAACAGTGATTAATATGTTAAGCAAAGAATTGAAAGTGGACGTCCAAAGATCACCTGAACGTCTCCCATGTTTATACCGACAAAACAAATTATCGGCTGTAACTATGGTACGGGCCCAATGTTTCCGTATCTCCATTGGCACTACCAAACCCAACCAGTTAAAAATAACATCAACTAGCCAAAGTTCGAATTGAATCAATGGTTCAAGAAGGGACCCATCCCAATTGCTACAATCTATTTCAAACACTTTCTGCCAACGTGCATAAAGTCTTTGGGCAAACTCACCCAACTCACGAGGAGTGCATTTTTTATCATACACCAACCCGCTTTCAATATTAAACACATCGGCTATTACTTCACTTATCACATCAAACATTGGTCCCCATTTAGCTACTAGTGAATCTGTCCTGCC